ACGAAGATACTTTATATAAAGCTTCACATGTTAATCATCCGAGCAATGTGTGGCTTCGAGAAAGTATAAATAATTACGCATTCCTCTATCAGATGTGGTGCCATCTCCATGATGAATTTGTTATACGTTACGGCAAGGATCATATGTCGTATGTAAAACTCAAAGAAGTACTAAAGAGCCCGCCACGTAATTGTGGTGATAGTCCGTTTACACAGCCGACCCAAGCCATGCCTGACGATGTCAAAGATGTCGATAGCATAACTGCCTATAGAAATTATTATATGAAGTATAAGAATCATATAGCAGCATGGAAGACCGTCGTACCAACTTGGTATATTGTATGAAAAAATCTGTATTTAAAATTAACACAAAGGGACACATGGAAAAGGATTTATTCTTTGACGAAGGTGTCGACATTGCACGGTACGACATAGTTAAATATCCACCATTACAAAAACTATATGAGAAGATGTTATCATTCTATTGGACTCCTGATGAGATCGATGTCACAAAAGACAAGATTGATTTTGGTAAGCTAACAGATAATGAGAAGCATATCTTCACAGCAAATTTAAAGAGACAAATCTTATTAGACTCGGTACAAGGTAGATCACCTGACTTGGCATTGTTGCCACTTGCAAGTAATCCTGAACTAGAGTTATTGATTGAGACATGGGCATTCTTTGAGACTATCCATTCAAGATCATACACACATGTAATTAGAAACGTATATCCTAACCCATCTAAGGTGTTTGACGAGATAACATCTATCCCAGCAATCAGCGAGTGTGGTAATGCGATCTCAGAACATTATGACAACCTGATCAATTATAAGGGTCCTCACGGTAGCTCTAAGCATAAAAAGCTGTTATATCTATGTCTTATAAGTATATACATCTTGGAAGGCATTAGGTTTTATGTTTCATTTGCTTGTAGTTGGGCATTCGCTGAGCTTAAGCAAATGGAAGGTAATGCAAAGATCATTAAGTTAATTGCAAGAGATGAGAATCTACACCTTGCAGCATCGTTAAATATTATGCGAACTCTTATTAAAGATGATAAAGAATTCGTAAAGATTAAAGAAGAAACTAACGATGAAGTAATGCAATTGTTTGAAGATGCATTAGTTCAAGAAGAAGAGTGGTGTGACTATCTGTTCGGTGAGGGATCAATGATCGGATTGAACGCAGACTTATTAAAAGAATATGTACGTTGGATAGGTGCAAAGAGAATTAAAACTCTTAATTATAAAGTACCATTCCATACACATCAACACAACCCGCTACCATGGACAGAGAAATGGATAAGCGGAGGAGCAGTTCAAGTAGCTCCACAAGAAACAGAGATAACGTCTTACGTACTCGGAGGAGTTACACATGACGTTAACAACAAGTCATTCGAGGGATTAAGTTTATGAGTAGAGCAATTGTTTGGAGTAAGAACAACTGTATCTATTGTAGTAAAGCAAAAGCTATTTTAGATCAGAAAGGAGTAAGTTACGAAGAAAGAAATGTAGAGGGTCCGGACTGGACACCTGGACAATTCTTTGAAGCAGTTCCACCAGGGACTAGGACATTTCCACAGATATATATAGATGAGAAGTATATAGGATCATATGATAATATGATGACATTTTGGACAATAGGGGAATTAGATTTATGATTTGTAACGAATGTAACAGTGAACCATTTGAGGTTCATATTAAAGAAGACTTAGGCTTTGAACATGAAGCAGCTGAGTTTGACATTGAAGTAACGCACTGCCCTTTTTGTGGTTCAAATTTAGAATGGGCACAACGCGGAGGTTATGATGCAGCGGAATACGATATCGATGAAGACAGATTGGAGTCATGAAGGGAAACAATTCACCTCTGATGATATTGGTGATCTTTATGGTTTTGTGTATCGCATTACCAACTTGGTCAACGGACATGATTACATCGGCCGTAAGTACTTTAAGACCACAAGAAAATTAAAACCTCTTAAAGGTTTCCTTAGAAAACGTAAGGTCATTAAAGAAACTGACTGGTTAGAGTATTGGGGATCGAGTAAGAGATTATTAGAAGATATAGAGAAGTTAGGTAAAGAGAACTTCAAACGTGAGATCATATGTCTATGTGAATCTCGAGGTGATACTAACTATATGGAAGCAAAGATACAGTTCGATGAAGAGGTTCTATTGAACCCTGAGAACTATAATGGCATCATAGCTATTAAGCTTGGATATGGTTCAGTAAAAAACTTATCAGAAAAGTATGTACAAAAGCACAAAACTATGTTATAATATACTATGTATATATAAAAGGATAATAAATTATGGTATTAGTTGATTTCAATGGTTTGGCAATAGGTTCTATTATGGGTCAGTTGTCACATGGTGAAGAGCTTAGTGAGAATTTAGTTAAACATATAATTCTTAATAACCTTCGTATCTATCGTAACAAGTATAAAGAGTCTGACTACGGTAAGATGGTTATCTGCTGTGATAGTAGATCTTGGCGTAAGGATGTATTCCCTGAATATAAAGCCTCTCGCAAAACTAATCGTGCTAAAGATAAACATGATTGGCCAATGATCTTCGACTTAATAGAAGATACTCTTAATGATCTACGTACTAACTTCCCTTATGCTGTTATTAAAGTAGACGGTGCAGAAGCAGATGATATCATTGGAGTACTTACTAAGGAAGCAGCCCAACCTCTTTTAGGTGAAGATGTAATTATTATATCAGCTGACAAAGACTTCATTCAATTACAAGTAGACGGTCATGTCACACAGTGGTCACCTATGTTTAATAAAATGATTAAAGAGGAAGATCCTCGTCGTTACTTATTCGATCATATTCTTAAAGGTGATTCAAGTGATGGTGTTCCTAATGCCAACTCTCATGATGATGTATTTGTTTCATCAGCAAGGCAAACACCTATGACACAAAAGGCTATAAATAAATACTGGGAGAATCGTGATGACTTAGAAGCTATCATGAAACCTAATGTCTATCGTAACTTTATGCGTAATGCACAAATGATAGATTTAGAGAATACACCACAAGCGATGGCAACAGAAATATCATTCGATTATCAGTGTTACAAATATCCTACACGTACGAATATACTTACGTACCTTGTAGAGAATAGAATGAAGATGCTTGTTGAGTGTGCTCCGGAGTTTTGAGATACTTTAAGACAGACGAAGAGTTAAAGGAATTCATGGAGTATTTTAAAGATACGCTACCTGATCCTGAGCATCATCCACATAAAGTAATGTGGCTAGTTGCATGGTGGGGTAGTATAGTCAAAAGGAATAGAGATGCCAACTTATAATTTTATTAATAAAGACACAGGTAAAGAGTGGGAAGATACCATGAGCTACAAAAAGCTTGATGAGTATTACATAGAACATAACTGCGAACAAGTATTTCATAAGATGCAACAAGTTGTTTCAGGTGTTAAATCTTTATGGTCACAAACAGACGATGGATTTAAAGATCGTATGAGTGAGATTAATAAGGTAGCAGGTAGAGGTGGTATGTCACAAACGGACTATGATAAATAATGTTTAAACACGACCCGGTTGATCTAGGTTATAATGATCTAACTACTACTAACAAAGGTGGTAGAAAATATCAAACACCTAATGGTGACTATCCTTCTATAACAACACTACTTGGTAATCTAAGTAAGAAAGCTATTATGGAATGGCGTGATCGTGTAGGTCATGAAGAAGCAAATAAGATATCAAGACAGGCAGCAGGAAGAGGTACAGCAGTTCATGCCGTATGTGAGAACTATGTCAATAATGATCCTGACTATGCTAAAGACTTAATGCCTAATATCCTATATGACTTCAATAGAATTAAAGATATACTTGATACTAGAGTAGGTATAGTGTATGGACAAGAGTTACCGTTGTATTCTGATCACTTAGGTGTGGCAGGTCGAGTTGACTGTGTAGCAGAGTTTGATGGTAAGCTAAGTATAATAGACTATAAGACCAGTCGTAAGACTAAAAAGAAGGAATGGATTGAATCTTATTTCATGCAAGAATGCTTTTATGCTATTGCATGGGAAGAGAGAACTGGTATTCCTATCACTCAATTAGTAACAGTTATCTCAGTAGACAATGCTGAACCTCAGGTGTTCATCGAACATCGTGATAACTGGGATAAGCAACTCGTACAAGTCATACAACAGTACAAATAGTACTGGTCCAGATGCGCGAAAAATAGCCGCGCCCTGGCACCATAAGTTTCCACACACGCGGCTCAATCTATGATATAATATA